AAACATTGATCAAAGCGGTTACAAAGTGCGGTAATAAATCCGTTAATATTTCCTAGCGTGAGAGTTGGTCGATTACTTGGGCCATTACCTGACATTTCAAAGCCATCAGCTTTTACGGCAAATGGCTCAAATGTTTTGCCTTGCCATACAATAGATTGTGATTTCTCATTAGTGCCAGCATAAAAGCGATACAGATCACCATTCATGCCGTCATTATCTTTCAATCCTCGTAAATCCACTTCAAACAACTCAATGAGCGCATTTTGTTCGAGTTTGGCGAGATCAAGTTTGAATTGGTTGCTGATGAGTTGTGGCATTGTTTACTCCAATAAAAAACCGCACTCTGTTTCCAAAGTGCGGTCAAATTCTGTTGTGTTTTAGAGAATATCTAGCTGAAATCCTGTTGCTTTAGGGTTGTAGGCTCTAAGATATTTTAATACGCGCCAGTTATTGCTTTGCTCGCATTCAAATTGCTCTGTAATGCGTGTCAATACGTTATGGGCATGACGGAGAGTGCTGCGATATTCGTAAGCCATGTCATGCACCGGTGCAGCGTAGTGCGAACCAATTTGTTTTAATGCGGGGTGAAGTACTTGGCAAAGTTCGGTGCCACGCAATAAAGCAAACCATGCCCAAACGAGCTGTTGTAGGTCATGCTCTGTAAATTCACGGATGAATAGCTCATCTTTTTTCTGTTCAGTGATAAGCTCACCCTCAAGCACGATTCTGTGAACATACTCTACTGCTTGCGGTAACTGCTCTAATGTTAAATCTTCGATGCTTTCCACATTAAAGCGTTGATGGACTAAATGATAGGCATCAGAATAAATTAATCCCTTTTTGCTCACGAGCATATTCACGGCATTGCGTAATCCAGTTCTGTCATTAACGGATGTTTTGCTTTCATATTTTCCTGTTTTACGAATAGTAGGTAATACTTCCGCTGTAACCCATTTTCTAAAACGGTGTGGAATAGATCCTTTTTTAACTGCATCACGGCAACGTAAGATCAAAGTGTACATTCCGCTTTCGCTGATGATAGAAATACTTTGAGCGCCATTTCCAGCCTGATTATCGGTTAAACCGATAGTCGCTTTTTCGTCATCATCTAGCTTTAATAAAGCATCACTTACGTTAGATATTTTTAACGTGTCACACACGTCCTTAGCAACAAACCAAGGTTCATTGTTAATAACTAAAGTGCGGATAGAATTTGATTCAAAATTGAATGTAGAGAATTGGGATTGAATTGTCATAACTGATACCTTTTCGAATTTTATGGCGGATAGGTGGTTCGAAAACCGCTCAGTTAAACGGCGTATGGTATTGAATATTCCCATACCCACCTATCCATTGGTAAAAATTAGACATAAAAAAATCACATTAACGCAGTGAAGTGCGAACTGATAATACAAGGAATTGGGTTTCGACTCCCTAGACCTTAAGTTTGAGTTTAATAAAAACCCTATCCGCTGTCAATACAAATTAGGGTCGCCAAGAGGTTCGTAAACCGTCCAAAGTCGGCTGGAGTTATTCCCCGAAGGTCTTTTATTCCTCGCCCTCTCGGCATAGATAAGATGTGGTTATGCGTAATGAATGTTTAATGGCAATAAACAAACAAGGTTACTAAATTTCGCGCATAAAAAAACCGCTATGCTATCGGGAGCGGACTAACCGCTTTGGATTTAAGGCTACGACACCTATGGGGGAATGTTACTACGCTGATTTCCTGATGTCAATTAGAATCCTAATAGAGGCTGATTTAATGCTTCCATCTCTGTCTCAGAAAATGAAAATTCAATCCGGTAATAAGTAAAAAAGTTTGTCAATTGAGAATCTCCACTATAGGTAAAATGAACTTCATTAGACTTTTCAAACCCATCATAACAAATGACATTTGAATAATTCCTACTCAATTCTTCTATAGTTATCAAAAATTGTTGGCTTTGTACATCAAACCATTTTCTCAATGAAAATTGAGGATAATTCTTGCATAAAAGCTCCAATGCCGATTTCTTAACAATTACAACGCAATTTTTCATCATTTACCCCTTATAAAATTTTGTGCTTGCCTCTATGTGGGGATAAAATATGAAAGTTCAATCTACAATTGATACAATAATTCTGTTTATTTATTTTTAGTAAAAACTATTTGAATGCCATAATTACATCAGGCAGCTTCCACCAAATCACCGCTATAAATAAGCAAATAATCACTGTATAAGCGAATCGGCGTGCAATAGGTTCTTTTGAAATTACTTCTAGCATTTCATAGAATAAAGCTAATTCCGAAGCACGCTGCGCCAATGGCAAAACCAACCGCTGCAATAATTGCTGCACTTGCTAGCATTTTCCCTGCAATGCCTGCATCTTTTTCACTCATTTTTCCACCTACCTTAACTTGATGTTTTGGTGTATACTTAATCAAAATTGCTCCTTAGTTGGTTAAACTTGGAATAAGGGGTAAATAAAAACCCCGAACATTGCGAGTGTTCGGGGTTTGTTTTTTTATCTAAAAACTACACCACTTCTTCAAAGGTGCAGCTGATTTCCGTGTGTCTTTTAGTGACGGTTTTTGACCATTTCGGGCAAACGACTTTGATTAAATCGCCATTTTCGTATTCACGAAAGAAAAATGCCGTGACGCCACCATGCGATGTTAAAAAGCGGTCAAATTCGACCGCACTTTTGTGATTGAGCTTGTATGTCAGGTTAAATTTGCGAAGCAGCGGATTTAGTCCGTCCACCATCCGCTGTTGATAACCATCGCCAAAATTAATCACTTTTCGTCTAGGTTCTTCCTCTACAGTGTATTTAGGCTGAGGACACCAAGATAATGTTTTTAATGCCATGTTTACTCCTAAGATAACAATCCACCAGGGCGCATATTCTTCTGCAACATTGTTCCCGCTTCTGCTTGCGCAATTTGTCGTACTAATTCCACGGTGATTTCAAGCTGTCCATTTCTTGATTGTTGGCTTACCGTTGCATCCATCGGTTCACCGTTATTAATCACCTTAACCGCTATATCCCCTGATGATTTAGGTTGATAAGCCATAGTTGGCAATCTTGGTACACCGACTCCACCACCATTAGCAAAACCACGACGAACAGAACCGTAATTAAGATGATCTAAAAAGCCACGACCCAAACGAGCAGTGGCTTCTTTTGTTATTACGTATTCTCCCTTATGTACAATACCAGCTGGAGTATATTTCCCCCCTATACCAGTAAATCCCCCTTCATCAAATCCAACAAGTCCGCCAGTATATTTTGATTCAGGGACTAAGCCACCTCCAGAGAACCCGAGAATTTTGCCAAAAGATGTTCCTTCTAACGCTGCCTTAATTGATGCAAAAATCATCATTTTTGTCGTCATTTGAACAATATCTTTGATGATTGATTTTGCTAGGGAATTAAAGTCAGCTTTACCCGTCATGATAAAGTCAGTTAAAGCATCAGACATCCCATTGAAAGCGTTTTGAGTGATTTGAGAGATATTTCCAGCCACGTCACCAACAGTGTCTTGAATTTGGTTTACACCGTCTTTAATGCCAGCGATTGGATCTGATTTTCTCTTATTTTCAGTTTCCTGAATAACCGCTCTACGCTCTTTCAGTTTTGCAATTTCTTCATCAAGCTTAGCGATGTTTTCTTGCGACATTCCGATTTTTAATCGAGCCGCCTCAAGGTCTAATTGATGATTGTATTGGATTAATTCTTGCTCTTGTCTTGTTTTTCCAAGCAATTCAAGCTCAAACTCCATTGCTCGCAGTTTTTCGCCATTGTCATAGGTAAATTGTGCGATTGCCACGCCTTGTTGTGCAGCATCAATTTGAGCTGCCATATCTTTAAGCTTAGCTAATCCATCTGCACCGAAATGAGCATATTTCTCGCCATTTGCCGCAATATCTTGAGTGATTTTATTTAACTCTTGATACTGGCTAATCTGACCGAATACAGAAATATCTTGAGCATTTGCTCGAATTTCTGAAAGTCTGCGTTCCATCTCGCTAAGTTGGTCAGTGTACTGCTTGACATAATCAACTTTGGAACCGCCAGATTTTTTAGCTTTTTTGGCCGCTTTAATCTCAGCTTGAGAACCTAATAAGGCAAAGTTGCTATCAACCACCGCAGAAAAATCAGCAGAATCTTTTTCAAAACCGCTATTTAACGCATTATCTTCAGCTTGTAGTCTGCGTTTCTTGGTTGGATCTTTCTCTTTATTGATTGCGATTTGACGATTATTCCGCTCAATTAACTTGGTCGCCTTATCGCTTAAAGCATTTTGAACACTAAAGCCTAGAGCGTTAAATTGACTAGCTACCAAGATAGCCATCGCACCCATTCGCTCAACTGCACTTGTAATAGATGCCGCACCGCTTTCCGCACTTGGGAAAATGCGGTTTAAATCATCGAGAGAAAAGCCGATGTTGTCGATGTTAACCTTAGACATATCCAAGGTCGGCAATAGACTTCTTAATTTATCGTGAAATTCAGCAACGGGAACCTGTCCAATGATTGTTTTTAAATCATCTTCTGACTTGGTTAGTTTTTCGTTCGCCTTCGCCAATTCGGCTTTTTTAATCGCCAAATCTTGTGTTGCTTTTGCCAACGCACTCAAATACACTGAATCTTCCGCTTTTCCGCTTTGCTGTGCGATTTGTTTGCCTTGCTCGATTATTCTATTGAGCTTTTCGTACTCTTCTTCTAATCGCTTAATTTCGTCCTTTTGTGCGATGATTGATTGCTCTAATTTAGCTTTCATCCCGTCAAGGACTGCGGCAGAAATATTGGCTAATTTACCAGTCGTTACGTCAAGCGAATCGGCAAAGGATAACAGCTCTTGTCTAGCGGCTTCTGTTTTTTGTTGGTAGTCTAGGAATACGCCAACGCCAGCGGATAAGCCTAGAGTTAATAAGCCAAGTGGGCCACCAACAAAACCTAATGCACCACCTAAGCCTTTTCCGGTTGCGGTTAAAGCCTGCTGTGCAGCAGTAAGATTTCTTGTTGCAGCTGCTTGAGCAGACATAGCAGCAGAGGCTTGAATACTTGCTGCAATCCAAGTGCGGATTTTTCCAACACTCCAAATCACGCCCGCTCCTGCTGCAAGACTCGCCACGATAGTTAAGTGATTGGCGATTTCGTTAATAGCCTTAGCAAACGCCTCACTCGCTCCTGTTGATTTATCTAATTCACCAATCCATTTGACGGTTGAGGTGTTTAGATTTTCAAAGGCTGCTGAAATGGTAAGAATACGGGTATTAAACTGGTCATCTACCGACGCTTTGGCTCGCTCTAACGCAGGAATAAGAACATCCATTGTTAGTTTGCCTTCTTTTGCCATATTGCGAAGCTCGCCAGTGGTAACACCTAAACCTGTTGCAATCGCTTTTGCTAATGCCGGTGTCTGCTCCATTACAGAGTTGAATTCATCGCCACGAAGAATTCCACTTCCGAGAGCTTGCCCGAACTGTGTCAATGCCGCATCGGCTGCACCAGCACTTGCACCTGATACCGCAACAGCTTTAGATACTGTTTCGGTTAAACTGGCGATTTGCGCCTGACTAATCTTTAATGTTTCGGCATTTTGGGCAAAGCGTTGATAAACACCAGAAGTCGCATTAATGCTTTGGTTTGTCTTTAACGCAATATCAAAAACGTTATTTAAGCCTTTTGAGCTGCTGATTGATGCACTTTCGACTAATCGTAATTTATTTTGAATTTCAGTATATCCATCGGCAAAACCTTTTAATTGATTTACACCAAATCCTGCTATACCAGCTTTGAAAAGATTCGCAGATACACGATTGAGCGAATTCATCGACCGCTCAATGTTATTTAATTGTTTGGTAGTGGTATCAGTAAAGCGTTTAACTCTGCCTTGTGCGTTGTTGATACCACTTTGGAATTTAACCTGATCTAACTCAAGCTGAATATTCAAGTGTCCTAATGAGCCTGCCATTTTTACTCCAGTTATCTATTTGCTAAGTATTCAGCAGAACCGTCATCAAACTCTTCTTCTTTTTTATCTTTGTAAAAAGGCATAAAGTCTGATAGCTCTGGCGGTTTGCCTTTCGGATCACGATTTACCATTGCTAAAACGTGCGAAATTTGAGCCGAGCGATAATCATCACGCCATAAGCCGAACGGTTGTTCTTCATAAAATAGGCGGTATTCCTGTAAATGGCTTTCCGGCATCTGCTCAATTTCTTCTAGCGTTTTGCCGAGTGAAAGTGACAGGTTTATTTGGAACTTTCTTCGGCTGGTGAGTTTTTTGGTTCACCGTCCATAATGGCCTGGTTAAGCTGCTCAATAACCGCTTTATCTAGCTGTGCTAATTGCTCTAAATCGTTTTCATCTTCGGCATTGAATAGGTTTACACCGTTTTCATCGCATAAACGCATTGCAATTGTGCGAGTTAGCTTGTGCTTGTCGTAAACTTTGGCTAATTGCTCTGTTAGGGTATCTTCATCGCTAAAATCAAGCGTAATGCCTTGACTTTCAGCAATGCGGACTAATTCTTGTTGCTGACCGTATAAGGCTTTGTTCATTTCACCAACAGTAAACTCACGGATATAATAATTCTCGCCGTTTATTGCAATTTGGGTAATTTTAGGCTTATTGGCTAAAAGTTTTTCGCGTAAATTCATTATTTTTTATCCTTATTTAATTAAACAATTGAATGAGCTCAATAATTGCTCTTAATAAATCAGCAGATACCCAAAAGAATATAGGTATGGAGAAAGCAAAAGCGATTTGCCAAATTGAATATTTCATAAGCAATTCCTTGATTATCTTTAAAAGAACTTTTAAAATACTTGCATCCACAATGATTCCTTTTTTCGTATTGATGGAATGAAAAACCCCGAGAGTTCGCTGCTTTCGGGGTTTTGGTTTTTATAAAGTGCGGTCAAAATTCACCGCACTTTGCGGCTATGCTGGTAAGTGATAATCGCGTTTTGCTTTTTTAATCGTTACACCAGATTCAAATTTACCTTTTACTTCACCACTGAAATTTGGTGAGGTTTGGATAAATCCTGTGCCGTAAAGAGAGCCTTGATCATTTTTCAATATCATCATCCAAGGGAAGGTTTCTTTAGCATAAAACTTCTTGCGCAAGTCAGCTTGCATTGCGGTACCTGGCGCATAGAAGAATGTTAATTTAATTGAGCCATACTCAATCTCACCTGCTTCTGTTTCAGTACCTTCAGAACACATGGTTGTAATATCTTCTTCACCTAATGTGTCGCCATCACCCTCAATCTGCTTAATCGCACAGAAATTAGATGACCATTTCACGGTAGCAACTTTAGCTGCCGCGTAACTGGAAGGCGCATCTTGGCTTGTCCAATCAACTTCATCTGCAAGTGTAATTAAGTCATTGGCAACGGCTTTTACAGGGTAATATCCATCAAGCGCACCTAAACCAGTTAGCTTAATAAAATCCCCTACTTTGGCACCATGCCCTGCTGATGTAATGGTTGCATTAGGCTTAACCGTTACGGCTGTGACTGCTTTACCTTCGGTTAGACCAGTGCCTAAATAAAATTTAGTGCCTTGAAAAGGTGTTGTTTGTGTAGGCATATCTAGTCCTCATACTTAATTTGATATTTAAGGTTAGAAACGAACCAAGTTCGATTCGTCGTATCTTGCTCGTATTCGTAGCTAATAAGAGTAATTTCGGAAATGTTTTCCGATAATTCATCATTAGATATAGCTACGCTTAATCGCTCTTTGATTTTGTCTGCAATATCATCTAATGCGTCGTCGCCTAAAGCGGTTTTCAGATAAATCGCGATGTTTAAGGCTGCGGTATATTCGTGATGACAGAGATCTACCTCTTCGCACGAAATCTCATCAAGAAACACTGCAATAGCTGTTTTTTCTTGGTCAATATCAATAAATAAAGGGCGCCCAGAATAAATATTCTCAACACCCTTTATACTGCTTTTGAGCATATCCGACACTTGATGTCGAATCTTCTTATGAATTAGCATTTAATCCTCTATTTTTTAAAAATGTCACTCAACTCTCTTGTCAATTCGACTTTGATCTGACTTGAATAATCTTTTAACTCATTATGGAAAGCCGTTGTTAATGGTCTAGATAACGGAATCTTAACAACATCAATTGAATACCGCTCTTTACCTTGTCGCTGCATAACGTGTTTACGACCATTTGCTAGAGTTTGAATAAAACCGCGTTGTATTTGATATTTGCCTATTCTGATTTGCCCTTTACTCGCTCGCATGGTTCGTCTAGGGTTTTCCAATAATCGAATTAACGGTAAATTTCTTCTATCAACTCGTATTTTTGCGACTGGTCGATTTGCTGTTGCTTTTTGGGATAATTTAGTTCGCTTGCGGATTAATTTAGCTGGCACATGAATCTCTTTGGATACATTTTTTGTTCCATTTTTGATTGCATTTCTCGCCACCTTATTAATCGCTTTTGCTGCCGCTTTAGGCGCGACTTGATTAGCCAGTTTTCGGATATTAGCTTGTAATGCCGCCATCCCTTCAATTTTCACCGCCATATTTACTCCAATTGCAGCACGATCTTCTTATCTTCAAAGCTAAACCCTCGCACAACATATTCCTCTGTTGAAGAAGTAATGATATCTCCAAGTTTTGGCTTATATCCTGATGCTTTAAAAAGAGTGAGAGTACGCGTCGTGCCATTAATTAAGTAATCATCGGTGTAATTGCCACTCATTAGTTTTGGGCTTTCATCAAGCACAGCTTTGTATTTTTTGCCGTTGATAA